CTCGCTACCGTTTAACCAGCCGGGGCTTCTGCCCATGCGGGCGTACATCGTGGAGATCAGCGCCAAGGTGCTGCTGCGCTCCGAAACCGATCCCGAAGAGCTGCCGGCTGATATTTACTCCCAAATCGCAGAGTTCATCCGCAACGACGACGACATCCTCGACCTAGAGGTCCACGTTGTTCCCTTGCCCTCGGATCTAAGTGGATCAGCACCGGATTGATGAAACCCGGCTGGTCACCCGGCGCTCCGCCCGTGATCAGATCCACCTCGCCTGGAACTACCAGTGCGCCTATTGCGGCGATCCACTAGGCCGCTCACCAACGCTCGATCACGTCATCCCCAAAGCACACGGCGGCCTGACCGTGCGCGAGAACTTGGTCAGCTGCTGCTTCATGTGCAACAGCCAGAAAGGCCACAAACCCTGGGTGGACTGGTATCGCGCCCAACCTTTCTGGTCTGCACTCAGCGAATGGGCAATAGTCACCTGGCTACATGGTGAGCGCGATTGTGACCACCAAGATGCCGCCTAGCCAAGTCAATCCAAACACCACCACCGGCGGGATATTCATCGCGCTAGAAGCTGATCAAGATAAATCTCGGCCTGGAAGTGGTCTGAGCTATACCGGCATATGCCACCGACACAGCTGCGGTAATAGATCTCCATTCCTTCGCGGAACAACGTCTCGACATAGCCGCCATCGCGTTCGCAGCGAGCGATCACCTCTGGTTCGTTCACCTCGCCTCCTCGCGATGGATCCAGGTCTTCAGGCCAGCCACATAATCACGCAACACCTGCGCCTGTTGCAGATGCCAATCTTCGCCCGAATCGAACCAGAGCCGATTGTGGCGATCAATAGCCTGCAGCGACTGGTGAATCAGGACGTTCCACGGCTCTCTGATTGGCGTGTTGAACTCACGCTTGGACACGGCGACCTGGGCGGCCTTTATCAGTCTGGCGCTGGCAGTGCCCGATGGAACATCTCGCAATTAGCGCCGTAGCGCCCGCCACTTCGACGTGATTCCGGGATCATCAACTCACAGCGCTGCTTCGCCATATCCCACTGCAGGCAATCCCAGCACATCACGCCGGCATCGCGCGGCCGGATGCTGGCCAGTGCGGCCTGGAAGACTGTCTCCGCCCGCAATAGCGCTTCCTGCAGCTGGATGGTGCCAGTATCGACATCCAGCTGCTGCTCAGCCTTTGGGCCGAGCGTGATTCGTGCGTGCCATGTCCGATCGGCGCGATCGCATACCAATAGCAACCGACCGGACTTTAAGCGGATCATTCATCCTCACCAAAGCTGGGTTGGTGATACAACCGCTCCAGCTGCATAGTGATCGGCTCACCTTCAACAATGTCTACCGGATCAGTTAGATCCTTGGCAATGAAAGTAAGCCGCGAGCCATATGGCTTGATCACTAGCAGGCCGATGCGATGCGATTTCACGAGGAAGCGCAGCGCGATCCACTCGAACCAATTCAGCCGGAGATGTTCGCGCATGACTCCATCTTGGCGATCAATCGATTGAGATACCACTCTGCTTTGCGGGCGTCCTCCAGGGCATTGCCCTTGAGCCACATGCGGATCATGTACTTCAAGGCCTGCCCCTGCAGGTATGCCAGGACCATGTGCGGCGCATCGCTGATCACCGATTCGATGAAATCGATGGCCTCCACGGTGCCGGCCTGGTAATGCGGGGGATGATTAATCAGATCAGACACGGGATGGTGCTCCTCGTTTGGGTTGACGTTCAAGGTCGGCGGCCATTTCCGCAGCAGCTCGCAGCATGGTGCTGAGAGGAATGCCGCTGATGGATCGCTCGGCCATCCAACGAATAGCCAGGCGGTAGCCGTGGCTGGCGTTGCCGTTGCCGATCTGCCGCGCCATTGCCACTTCTTCGTCCGTGACTCGGATGTTCAGCGTCCGATTCCGGGTGCGCTTAGCTACCGCCACTTCTCACCTAGCAGCACCTGGCGGCAGACCTCGATGGCCTGCTGCGCCTGCTTTTCGGTCATGACCGATTCGGTTTCGTCCATGGCCTTGATCACACGGGCGAAGAGGTCGGGATAGTAGGTATCCCTGAAGTTCGCGCCGATGTCCAGGCAGAACTCCTCCCAGAGCCCGGTGTAGGTGCCGCAGGTGCGACCGGAGCGCCGATAGAGGTGCTCCATCATTTCGTGACGTTGATCGTCTAGGTGCGTGGCTTTCATTCGTTGATGTACTGGCGGATGTGAAGCAGTTCAGCGCAGAGCTGCTCCCGATTGCGGATGCCCATCGTGCCGCGCAACTGATCGATGCGGATGTCGATCAGCAGGCGCAGCCGATCACGTTCTGACTGTTGGCCAGCCTTGAAGGTGTTGCTGCCTTCGAGCAGGCTATAGAGGCGCGCACGGGCAGCGTCGTTCATCGCTTGCCCAGCTCGATCTGGATCGCAGCCTGGAAGTAGCCGGCGATCTTGATCCGCCGGAACTCCGTGCTGGCCTCCTCGGTCTGCTTGTTCTCGATCTGTTCGTAGTTATGCCGAGATTCTTGGAGTGAAGCCAGGGTCTCGACGTTCAGCAGCTCCAGCTCGGCGCTGGTCAGCTCAGCGAGCTTATCGATGTGGACGATCTTGCCAAGCAAGAACGAACGATGGAACGGGATGATGGTTTGGTTGTCGGTCATGATGCAACTTCGATTTCAGCGGATGGCCAACGGTTCTTGGCATAACGGATCGCAGCACCGACATTCTCGGCGCGTGTGATCCAAAGCATGGGGCGAGCGCCGCTGGGATATACCAGCAAGCGATACTCCTTGGTGCGAGCACCATGGCGAGGCCTGCTCACGCCTTCGCCATAGACGCCTTGATCCTCCGGGTCAGTGCGCCACTGGAAGGCGACGGGTGAATTACTCATTGGGCAAGTCGGTAACAGTTTCGGGATTGAGCCATTCGAGTTGATTCCAATAGGGCAACCACTCATCGGCCGCGATCAGCTTGGCCTCGGTCAGGCTGTGCGCCATTACGCATTCACAAACGTTGGCCTCCTTGATCGTGAAGTAGAAGCGGCGAGGGGTCATTTGCGCACCTCCAGTTGGGTGCCGCTGTGGGTCATGCCCGGCTGGTTGCCGGCTTCGATGCCGATCATTGCGAATACGGCCACGACGATCAGAAAGCAGATGGCGTTGTTGATTCGATTGATCATGGGAGGTTCTGGTTAGCCCAGCGGATTAGTTGATCTCTGGTGAATGGTCCCCGCGGCTCGGCGTTGGGGAGGTAGACGGTGTGCAGGCAATCGTGGGAGCTGATGGTGCCGCCCTGCTTGCGGACGGCATAGAGGATCAGCTTGATGGTGCGGAAGCGGGTGGGCATCAGGCCAGCACCTCCAGAGCGTGCTGGTTGAGCCATGCCGGCACTTCAGACTGGAAGCTGAGACCATCCCGCAGCATTGCGGCGATCAACTGACCGGCTTGCCAAGGAGTGGCGCGACGGAGAGCCATCGAAACAGTGCCGGTAGTGCGGCAGGTGGAGTCGGCATAAAACACGCCTTGAGCAAGCTGCTGAATGGTGCTGCTGCTGCTCAGGTTGGCGAGAAAGCCAAGCTGATTAACGCCACGCTCGGCCTGCTTACGGGGCATCCGGGCGATGGCCGGGATGGTGCTGAGGACCGCGGTGGCGGTGGTCATGTTCATCGCAGCCTCTGGGCTGCCGAGTGGAGGGCGTCGCCTCCTGTCTCTTAATTGTCCCCCGCCGGCGGGGCACCTGCCATAGGCGTGTGACAGTTCTTCACACTGCACCCTCGCCCACGGCCAGCTCGATCGGCACTCGCAGCTCCGGCTTGCTCTGTCCCTTCACCCGGCGCCCCCATCCGACCACTGCAGGACTAACCGGCAGCTCCACCGTGAACCAGACATGGCTACAGGCATTGCATCCCCGCTTGCGCACGGTCACCTCGGCGTCGCGGTTGTTGGTTGCCATCGCCTTGATATCGCTACTGGAGCACCTGGGGCACTGCATTGCTATCGTGAGATGTACCCCACTGGTCTAGCACAATGCAGTTCGGTGAGTGGATGCTCGTCGAGTTATCGACAGAAGAACGCTTTGAACTAGAAAAGCAGGCCAGAAGCCTGCTCTCT